CAGTCGTCGAGCAGCACCTTGATGGTCTTGCCGCTGATGTCGAGTTTGACGTGGGCGATGTCGCGCGTGATGGCGATGCCCGGCGATTGCTTGACCTTCTTACGGGTCGTCTTGATCAAGACGCCGTACCTGTCGCCCATCATCCACCTGTCGGTGTAAACGGGTATCTGAACGCGGATCGTCATTGCTGGTCCCTCTTCTCAGGCGTCGGCCAGATCAGGCCGTGTTCCTTGTTCCACTCAAAGCAGCAGCAGTCGCCGCCGTCGGTGATGATGACCCGCTCCACGATGCCCAGCATCGCCGCAGGGCCATGCGTGAGACGGTGGCAGGCGCTGACGGCCTTCTCGCCATCGACGAAGCGCAGCTCCGTGTGTTGGTGCCCGTCTACGTCAGTCCAATAGACGCTAAATTCTTCGCTCATGTTTCCGCCCACGCAATTGCCAAGAGGCACCACAAAATCCAGATGAAGCAGATCAGTTCCATCACGCCTTCTCCCATATCGCATGGAAGCCGTCAACCATAAAATATGGGCCTCCAGAACATAATTCCCGCCTACGGCATCTCCCAAAGAGAAGGGAAGAGGCCGTCCGTGAAGTAAGTGGGATTGTTCGAAAGGTCTGGGGGAGGAAGCCACGCGAGGCTTCGCTGAAAAAATACCCATTTTTCGGGAAAGCGGCGATCACTCTTTGTTACTATCCACAACTTTAAGTTGTGAATGCCAATTCATTCCTTGGGCAAGAAATGAATTGAGGTTCATTCCTTGGGCGCAAGGAGTGAACCGGGGTTCATTCCTTGAAAACATTGAACAAATATGGGGGCGGATGCGTTCAGGGATGTGGGCTGGCGGCGTTCTATCACCCCTTGGATGGCGACAGCCTAAGTCCCGGCTGGAGGCTGCCACAGCAGTCCAGCCGGGCACCATTTTAGCTTTGGTATCGCGGGATTGGACCTTGGTTTAACCGTGGCGAGCGAATTGACCGTGCAGACGGTCGGCGGCCTCGCAGTAGGCGGCGTGGGCGGCTTCGGGTGTGTCGAATAGGCCGATGTGCATCTTCTTGCCGTGCAGTTTGATCTGGGCGACCCATCTTCGGTTTTTAGCTTTCCACGACACGCCCTTGAACCCGGATGCGTTGTTGATTTGTGCCCCGGTATTCCGCCGGTTTTCTGAATTTGTCGCCTCGCGCAAATTCTTAATACGATTGTCGGTTGGAATGCCGTTGATATGGTCGATATGGATTTCTGGCCACCGTCCGTGAATGTAGAGCCATGCAAGACGGTGTGAAAAGTAGGACCGTTTGTCGATCTGTATCCTTAAATAGTTGTTGCAACGCCACCCAGCGACCGACCCGGCTGACATTCCTTTCTTGCTTGGAACACGCCAACAAAAAATCCCCGTCAGGGGATCGTAGTCCAGTAGATCGCGCAGTCGTTCTGATGTTAGCATGGCTTGGCTCCGTTGAATGTTGGCGCTGGCTGCGGAAACAGCCAGCGCCGTTTTTCATTCTACGCCGCGATCTTTGTGCCTTTCAATTCCCCCATGGCATTGGCAAGAGTGAAAAGCGCACGGTTCAGGTTGACGTTGCTATCCACACTCTTGACGGCTCTCGTCGTTGATCGGCGGATGATCCCGTTGTCGTTGACCTTCCGGCCAGAGAGGCCGCCCTTGATGCAGTTTTCCTGAACCCGGTTGTAGACATGCCACAAGTCGCTGGGCCGATCTTCCCATCTCCTTGGAGCGAGCAGCTGCACTGGTTCAATTGCGCTGACCGGCGGCTCCCCTTCGATCTGCTCGCCAAACCGAATTTGATGAGCGGCGTTTGCAAAAATCATTTGCTCCCCATCGCTCAGCTGGACGGATGACCAAGCGTCTGGCGCTGCCAGTGCCTTTCGGCTTTCGTCGATGACCTGAAAGGTTCCCTCAATGACCTTTGCAGTGACATCGCCAGTATGACGAACCTTGCAGGACGACAGCTCTGACATCATCGACACCAGTGAGTTGAGGCAGGCAATGCGAAACAGGCCTGCCATCAAGTCATAAGCGCCGCTGCCGTCATTGGCATTCTTGAGCAGCATCTCTGGAACCGTGTCGCCGGTCTTGAACGTCACGGCTTCATCAAGCTTGCGAAGCCTCAAGAGATGCTTCGTGAAGAACTTGCGACCCTCGATCCGCGCGACGGACTGCGAGGCACCGACGACGCTGAAGCCCTCCTTCGCCAAGCCGCGCACGACCTCGATGGTCGGGATCGGCTTGAAGCGTTCGGAGCGTGAAGCGTGAGCCGTCACAGCAAACACCGACGGTGCTACTGCGCGGATTTCATCTTCAGTCATTGGGCGGGCCGTGCCGTCGAAGCGGGCGGTGTTTGTGTAGACGTTCATCTGTGTAGTCCTTCTGTTGCGGGCCGCCGGTTGGCGACCGTGAGCCGTTTTCCCATATTTGATGGAAGTTGTAAAGGCTAAAAAGATGGATATTCTGGGCCAATGGATTGGGGGCGGTTCAAGAGCCAATACACCTACGATCCGCTAACCGGCGTTTTTAACAGGATCGGTGGAGGTGTTGTCGGCTCCGAGAACAATCAGGGCTATGTCGTTGTTTACGTTGGCGGAACGTACTACACGGCCCACAGGCTGGCGTTTCTGTACGTCACCGGGGAATGGCCGTCAGGCGTGGTTGACCACATAAATCGGACTAGAAACGACAATCGTTGGGTCAATCTCCGCGACGTTTCGTCGTCGGAAAACGCTAAAAACACAACAAGATCGAGGTCGCCGAGAAGCCAAAGCGGTCGGCTGAAGGGCTTCGTCAGGCGGCGGTGGCGAGGCCAGATGATGTATATGGCGGTGGCGCGGATCGGCGGTAAGCCGAGATGTCTTGGCTATTTTAAGACGGCAAAACAGGCAAACGAGGTGTATGCTGCTTTCGTTCAAGGGGCATCTCTAACGGAGGCGACGTTCATGCCGGGATATTCCATTGATTTCGATGACGCGGAGATCGAGAAGCTGAAGCGCATCTCGGAGATCGTGAAATCTGGCGCAGGCCAGAACACCGAACACACCGAGCTGGCGGCGTGGCTCGCCTCCGTCTGCAACGAGGACGACGACACCGAAGAGACGCCCGACAAGCCGAAGAGGAAAAAGAAGAAATGACGCAATCGTTCAACGTCGAGGTCGATGGTCCGACGCAATCACGTTCGACCATCCGCTTCAAGAACTGGAAGGACGAACATGGTCTGGTGATCCGCAGCGAGAAGCTTCTGCAGGACGCCAAGAATTTCCGTCGCATCGCAAAGCTGCTCTCCGGCAAAGAGGGCATGACCGATCAAGAGCATGACACCTACGCGCAGATGCTGATGACGATGGCAGACCAGTTCCAGAACGCATCGTGCGGCTGGGACGCGCAGGCGGAGGCCAAGCCGTATGACAAGCCGCCGGAGATGGCGGAGACACCAAAGGAGCCAGCATGAGCCTTGGCGCAGAACGGGTTCGCGAAACCTTCAACCCATCAGGCGACGATCTCGTCACCAAGCTGAAGCGGTACACCGCCGACTTGATCGATCTCTGCGAGGACTTGAAGGAGCTGGACCCGCGCCTCGCCTCGCTGGCTCAAACGGCCTACGAAGAAGGAGCTATGTGGGCTGTTAAGGCGGCCACGACCAAGAAGGGGTAGCTATGGCTGAAACCGAAACACCCGCTGACATCAACGTCAGCGACAGCGAACTATTCTCCAGCGCAACCGCACCGGAGCCGAAGGAGGCCCCGCCGCCGCATCCGACGGAAGAAGGCCGCGATGTCCACGGTCGCTTCAGGCCACAGGATCAGGCCCCGAAGCCGCCCGGTGAGCCGCCGCCACCGCCTCCCGGCCAGCCAACTCCGCAGCCGCCACCCGGAACGCCAACGCCGCCTGCTTCGATACCCCCGCAGGACGACGCCAACGTGCCGTCGTGGCGGTTGCGCGAGGAACGCGAGCAGCGCGAGGCGCTGGGGCGGCAGCTGCAGGAGAGGGATTTCACGCTGCGGCAGATGCAGCAGCGGATGGACGCCTTTGAGCGGCAGCAGTCCCCGCAGGGGCAACCGGAGCTGCCCGACCCGCTGGTCGATCCGCAGGGCTACCGCGCCGCGCTGGAGGGCAAGTTCAGCAGCGATCTCAAGACCGTCCAGCTGGAGAACAATCTCCAGCTCAACCGGCTGCAGCATGGTCCGGTGTTCGACGAGGCCTATCAGGCCTTCATGCAGGCGGCGCAGGGCGACGGCGGGTTCGCCCGGCTGATCGTCAACAGCGCCAACCCCGGCGGGGCGATGGTCAACTGGTACAAGCGGGCGGTGACGCTGGCCCGCGTCGGCGACGACCCGGAGGCCTTCATCAATTCCGAGATCGAGCGGCGGCTGTCCGACCCGCAGTTTCTGGCGCAGGCGCTGGAGCGGGCGCGGGCGGTGGCATCCGGCCAGCCCATGACCAACGGCGCAACACAGCCGCGATCAAACAACATCACGCAGATACCGCCGTCGCTGTCGCGCGTTCCGTCAGGCTCGCCGACCGAGTTTGCGACCGGCTCTGACGGCATGCCGTCCGACAACGAATTGTTCAGAAGCAGCCTTCCACCGAGCCGCCGCAAGGCGTAATCTGCCGGTTCGCTTAGGGGTGAGCGAAATCATCCCACACGCCTGCTTGTCGAGCGATATCGACAGCCTCGCTGACGGACCCGCGACAGTGGTCTGAAACCGAAGCGCGTATCGCATCAACAGATGCCCGGCACTGCCGTGGCGTCACAGCAGGAGGCCCTTCATGGCCGTCACAACCGTTCAAACCAACAACAAGTTGGTTCAGTTCGTTAAGGACATCAATCGTGAGTATGTCCGCGAAAATCTGTTCTCGCCCTACATGGGCGAGGCATCCAACAGCATCATCCGCATCCGCAACGAAACCAAGAAGGGCGGCGAGCAGATCAACATCCCGTTGCTTGCGCGGCTCTCTGGCGCAGGCCTCTCGACCGGCACCTTGGTCGGCGCGGAAGAGGAGATGAACGACTACGGCTACCGGGTCTGGGTGGATTTCGCCCGCAATGCCGTGAGGACGAACAAGTACCAGCAGCAGATCGACAGCGCCGACGTGTTCGGCGAGGCCAAGCCTTCGCTCTCGGATTGGGGCAAGGAGCTGCAGAAGCTGGAGATCATCCAAGCGATGATGGCAATCCCGACCGAGGCCGCCCCGGTGAACCTCGCGTCGTCCGCCGGTCAGCGCGTCAACGGCATCCTCTACAATCTCGCCACCGCTGGCGAGAAGAACGCCTTCGCCGCTGCCAACGCGGATCGGCTGGTGTTCGGTGCCACCACGGTGAACTACAACGCGACGTGGGCGACCGCTCTCGACACCATCGACGCCACCAACGACAAGCTGAACGGTGCGGCGATCTCGCTGATGAAGTTCCAAGCCAAGCATGCCAACCCGCGCATCCGTCCGTACATGCTTGAGGACGGTCGCGAGTTCTTCGTGGCGTTCTGCGGTGGCCTGCCGTTCCGCGACCTCAAGATCGACCTCAAGACCTCCAACACGGATGGCCGCGAGCGCAACGTCAACACCAACCCGATCTTCCAAGACGGCGACCTGATCTGGGATGGCGTGATCATCCGCGAAATCCCCGAGATCGACGACTACGTCGTGACCGGCGGATTGTGGGCGACTGCATTGACCAACACCGGCACCGTGAAATGCCATCCGGTGTTCCTGTGCGGTCAGTCCGCTCTGGCGATGCCGTGGGGCCAGATGGCGAAGCCGACCTTCCTCAAGGAAGATGACTATCAGTTCAACGTCGGTGCTGGCGTGGAAATGTGCTACGGCGTCGGGAAAGTCTTTAAGAAACATCCGAAGAGCGGTTCCAACCTCAAGCAGTGGGGCATGGTGACCGGCTTTTACGCGGCGTCAGCAACCTAACTACCCACCGCAGACTACCCTCCCGGTTCACGCCGGGAGGGAATTTTCAATCAGGCGAGGGAAACGACATGCCGAAACTCATGGTGACGTGGCTTGGCGAGGATGAGCTGCACAGCGCGACGATGACGGACAGACACGGCAACGAACACGAACAGGCGGTGCCGGGGCCGTCGTTCAATTTCTGGGGCGACGTCCGCTTCGACAAGGACAAGCCGGTGCTGATCGATAACGAGGCACCGGGCCTCAACAGTGACAAGAAGCTGCTGCTCGACAATATCGTGAAACGCGCACCGAACATGAAACGCTACAAGGTTGAGCCCGTCGCGGAGCGACAGGAGCGTCAATCCAAGGGGTAATCGATGGCAACATACGGGACACGCGAGGATTTGATCCGCGCCTGCCTCGACGAGCTGAAGGTGACGTCCTATGGGACGCCGCCGTCGGCGGAGGAATTTGCTGCCGTCGACGACCGGATCGACGGCATTCTCGCGGAACTGTCCGCGCGATCAATCGTGACGGTCGGTAACACCGACCAGATACCGAACGAGCTGATCGTTCCGCTGGGTCAGGTGCTGGCCCGGCATCTTGGTGCGCGGTTCAGCGTGATGGTTGACGAACTGGAGCGGATGCTGGGCCCCGAGGCGCACCCGTTCTCACCAGAAAACCGCCTGCGTTCGATCAATCGCTCGGCTCCGGTTGGTGCTCCCGTGCAGCCGGATTATTTCTGATGAAGATCGATTTCCCGATCTCGTCCAATCCCGGCACCGTGACGCACGAAGCGGACGGTCGGCTGATCAATGCGATGGTCGAGAAGGCGGGCGACAATATCAAGTGGATACGCCAACCCGGCGTCACGGAGTGGGCGACGTCGGGCGACGAGAATTTCCGTGGCATGGCGATCTCGCGCGACAATATCGTCTACGCCGCCTACACCGAAACCCTGAACCGGGTTGACAGCTCGCTTGGTGGAGCGATGGAGTTTGTCGGTACGCTGCCCGGCACAAACAAGGCGCGGTTCGCGTTCAACCAGAACCTGACGCCGGATCAAGTCGTGGTGACGAACATTGGTGCGAACGTCTTTACGACGACGAGCATCAGCGCCTATCCAGACCTCGACTTGCCGGTCGTGGTCGATGTTTGCTTCGGTATCGGGTTCTTCTTCTTCATCACCAGCTCGGGGCGCTGCTACTCGTCTGGCATCAACACCACAACGGTAGACCCGGCGCATTTCGTGACGGCTGAGGCGAAGCCGGACGGCCTGTCACGCTGCCTCTACTTTAACGACCAACTCTACCTTCTGGGACCGGACAGCATCGAGGTCTGGGGCAAGCCGATCAATCCTTCGCTGTTTCCGCTCAACCGGGTGACCGTCATCCCGAGAGGGATAGCCGGGCCGGATTGCGTGACAGGGACAGAGAACGGCATCGACCTTGGCCTCATCATCATCTCAAAGAACGACCAAGTGATGCGGGTCAACGGCTACCAGCCGGAACGCATCAGCGTCCCAGACGTCGAGCGTGACATCGCGAGGGTCGCGGACAAGACCACCCTTGAGATGACGTCGTTCGTTTGCGACGGCCATATGTACGTCAAGGTGCGGTCCCCCGTTTGGACGTGGTTGTACGACCTCACCACGCAGTGCTGGGTTGAGAGGAAATCCTACCTCTCAGAAACCAATCGCACGCAGCAGGCGT